AATTCAAGACAAGAAAAGAATGAAAACAGATTATATAAAATTTAATCAATATTTAAAAACTATACCCGTAGGACTCTTGGGTTGGTTAGCAGGATTTTGGGAAGGAGAAGGACACATCGGACAACATAAAAATATAAATTTTAACTATACATTTACAATTTCTCAAAAAGATTTAACTTCTTTATATAGAATTAAAAATCTTTTAAAAGTTGGTAATGTTGCAAGAGTAAGATACAAAAATATTAAGATTGGGAGATATAATTTATATTCATCAGGAAAAATATTAGCTTTAGTTGAATTATTTTTAAAAATTATTAAAGGTAATCATCGCCAAAAACAACTTAAAAAAGTTTATAAATTTTTGAGGAAAATTAAATGTTTTTAAAAATTCTTTTAATTTTTGGATTTGGGGTTTTAGAGACAATGCTTTTTACCGGATGGAGTTTAGCTGCAAACCAAAAAAAAGTAATTTTATCTTCCATATTAATGACAACTTATATGATTATTTATTTGAGTATTATTGATATGGCATTTAAAGATAGTGATACTTTATTAATGATAAGTGTTTATGCTTTTGCTTGCGGTATAGGAAATGCTATAAGAGTTTATTGGGAAAAGAGAAAAAATGAAAACAGTAAGGTCATATAATAAACTTATAACAGAAATAATTAATCTTAATCTTCCTTTTAAGATTGAGATAATTGGATATGTAGATTATGATAAAATTTATCCAATGTTAGCATTGAAATTAGTTTCTAAAATGGCACAGAAAACTATAATTTTAACAGGTGGACATCATGGAGAAGAATCTTATGCAATTAATGTTTTACTCCAATGGTTGAAACAACCGATAATGTTTCCTGATTTTAATTATTATGTTTTTCCAGTTTGTAATCCTTATGGTTATGAAAAAAATTATAGAAATAATGGTAATCGTCAAGAAACAAATAATGATACTCATTTTATGAAAAATTCAAAAGTACCAGAATTAGCAATTTTATTTGAAGAATTTCCAAGAACTGCGGATTTATATTTAGATATTCATGGAGATACAGGCAAAAGTGGAGTTTATTGTTATGAACACAAATCAGAAAATATTCCATCAATCGCAGAAAAAGCATTAATAGAAAATGATAATATTATTCCTTATTTAAAAGCTAAAACTATTTATGGGAGTCCTTTACAAAATGGTGTAATTGTGCCACCAAAATATGATATTGGTCTGGAAGGTTTTCTTGAAAAATTAGGAGTAAAATATTCTCTCGCTTTAGAATTACCCAAAAATATGGAAGGACAGAAAATGGTGCAAGGTGGAATAGCGATTATTAATAGTATTTTAAAATATTTTAAAGAGGTTAAATAAATGAAAAAAGAAATCAAATGTACAGAATGTGGAGAAATGTACAATAGCGAGTATATTTGTGATACTTGCGGTAAAAAAGAAGAATTATGTTTTATGATTGCATTAAGGATTGATTTAGATGAATATCATTTTTGTTCTTATCAATGTTTACTTCAATTTATTGTAGCAGAATTAAAAAAGGAGAAATAAATGATTAAAAAATTTTTATTAACTTTAATAGTATTAACAATGTTTTTAACATCCACTTTTGCAGTTACAGAAAAAGAAGTAAAGGAAATGGAAAATAATATAAAAGCAAAAGAACTTGAGCCATATATTGTTCAACTAATAGCAATAGGTTTTGACTTTACCAGTTGCTCTGGAGTATTACTTTCAAATGAAGAATATAATGCAACAGTTTTGACTTGTAAACATTGTATATCTTCAACATTTGAAATGTATGCAGATGATGTTAAAGTATCAACGATTCATACTGCTGTAAAAGATGATTTAGCTTATTTAGTTTTAGAAAGACCTATAAAAAATAAAAAAGCAGCAAGAATAGCGACAAATAAACCCAAATTAGAAGAAGATATTTTTATGTTAGGTAGACCAGGTATGACAATTACATATTATAAATCAGGAATTATTAAAAAATATACAGATAATTGGGGTTTCGCTAAATTAGATGTTATTGGTGGATGTTCAGGAACTGGTATATTTAATAAAGATAATGAATTAGTAGGTATTGTTTGGGGAGCATATTCTGAAGGAACTGAAGGAGCAAGTTTTTTTTCACCAGGTATTGGTGGTATTGGTATTGGAATTTTTGAACCATTACCTGATATTCAAAATTTTATAAATACATTACGTAAAATTTTAAAAAATAAATTATAAAAATGGAAAATAAAAGATTAAAATATACTACATATTTGGCAGGGGCTATAGAGGCAGTATCTAACAAAGAAATGAAATCTTGGAGAAAAGAAGTTGCTGAAAAATTGACATCTCCAGATTTAGGAATTTATGACCCTGTTGAACAAGAATCAAATAAAGTAGGAAAAGAATCTGGTAAGCAAGTAGAATATATAACAGGATTAAAACAAGGGGGGCATTGGGAAATATTCTTTGAAGAAATGAGAAAAATTTGGTGGGGGAAAATAGATATTAAGAAATTAGACAAAATCAGATTATTAATTTATCTTTATGAAAAAGCGAGATTAGAAGGAAATTATTTAACTGATTTTCAATTTTGGGGAGATTATGAGGCAACAGTTCGTTCAGATTTTATTATTACTTACTATCCAAAAGACATTAGAACAGTAGGAACATTAAATGAAGTGCATACTTGTTATTTATTTGGGATACCTGTTTATTTAATTCTTCCCGACCATCCAAAAACAGAAGCTAATTCTACACTAATAGATGAAACTATAGAATCTGGTGGAGAAATTTTTTACAGTATAAATGAGGCATGTAATTTTATAAAAGAAAAATATCATTTAAAAGAACCTAAAGAAATTAAAGAAGAAAAAATAGAGAAAAAAGAAGAACCTAAATTAGAAGAAAAGAAAGAGGAGAAGAAATAATGTTATTTTGTGCTATTGAAGGCGACTCATCTTCTTTTTGTAGATTTTTTAATTCATCAAATAGGAAATGTATGAAATTTAAAAAATTATTAAGATTACATAAAGATTCTTTTAATAGAAATATCATTGTATTATGTAGAGATTGTGAAAAATACAAGGAGACCCATGCCTAAATTTGATAAAGTAAAAGATTCAGGAAAAAGACAAGAATTTAAAACAGGTAGTGTGAGAGATACCAATATTGGTAAAGGTCGCTATGATTTAATCAGTCCTCTTATGCTTCAAAGATTAGCTAAACATTTTGAAAATGGTGCAGTTAAGTATGGTGATAGGAATTGGGAAAAAGGTCAACCACTATCTCGTTATTTTGATAGTGCAATTAGACATCTTTATAAACATTTAGAGGGGCAAAGAGATGAAGACCATTTAGCTGCTGCAATTTGGAACGTAGGAGCAATAATACATACAGAAGAATTAATTGAACGAGGTCTTTTACCAAAAGAATTAAATGACCTCCCAAATTATTTAAAAAAAGAAGATAGACCATTTATAATTACTGGAAAAGAAAAATGAAAAGAATTCATATAGGACAAAACAATCCCAATTATAAACATGGAAAATACTGTATAAATAACACATATTATTGTTTGATTTGCAAAACAAAAATAACTTACCAGATTAATATGTCAGGATTATGTAAACATTGTGCCTGGATAAGAAGATTTAAAAATCCCAAGAATCATCCAATGTATGGTAAATCTGCAAATTGGAAAAGAATAAAATACCAAGGAATTTGGATGTGTAGTACTTGGGAAGTTGCCTATGCAAAATATTTAGATAAAAAGAAAATAAAATGGCTTTATGAATCCAAAACATTTGATTTAGGAGAAACTACTTATACCCCCGACTTTTATTTACCAGAAAGCGATACTTATGTAGAAATAAAAGGATGGACAAGAAAAGATTTTATTAAAAAACTTAGGAAATTTAAAAAATTATATAAGCATATCAAATTAAAAATATTAGATAAAAATAATAAAGAATTAGTAAAAATTTTAAAAAAATATAATGACAGATAAACTTTTTATAGCATGTGTAATATTTTTTGTTATTGATTTATGTTTTGTAGGAACAACTACTGTTTTTGTTGTAAAATTAGTAAGAAAAATATTAAATGAAAAATCAATGTTAGAAGAAATTAAAAAAATAATAAATACAAAATATAATAGAGATTTTATTGAAAAAGGAAATGAATCTCTCTGCAAACATTGTGGTGGAGATTTAAGTATTAGGAATCCAAAAGGTTATTGCGACCACTTATATTATCCAGAAAATTGTGAAATTTGTAAAAAGAAAGAATAAATGTCAGACCCAAAACAAGAAAAAAAAGAAGTTAAATTACCAGAAAATGTTTCGGTAGATTATACTTTTGAAAGAATGTTAAAATCTTTTATTAAACAAGTTGAAAAAGATGGAGTATTACAAGAAATTAGAGATAGACGTTATTATCAAAAACCCAGTGTAATAAGACATAAATTATTAGGAACTATTAAAAGAAAACAAAAATTACAAAGAAGAAGAAAAAGGAATAAATAAAAATGAAATATAAATCTGAAAGAATAAAAGGCTGTTTAATCATTAAATCTAGAAGTGGAGATACTTTATTAGAAAGAATTAATAGAAAATGCAGAGATAAAAATATTATAAATTTACAATTTATTCATGATAAAATATATTATGTCTTTATATTATATAAATAAAAAAACAAAAAGGAGAAGATAATGAAAATTGATTATTTTATAGATGCAGAAGGATTAGAAAAATTATTAACAGACTATAAAGATATTTTTGACATGGTGGATGATTTTGGGCAACAATTAATACAAGGAATTCCAAATACTCCCGATGATTATAAAGAAATTTTAGATAAACTAACAGGTGCATTTATTTCTCTTGAGCCTCTTTATACTCAAGCTGAAGCCAAGAAATTAAATGAGGAATTACAGGCTTATGTTACTGCCAAAAGAGAATTAGAAGCAAAGGGAGAAAAAGTGGTTGCTGCGTCTTTGGAAAAGGAATCTTCATTAGCAGTAGCAGATTATAGAAGAATTAGAGCAATTCTTGAAGGCTATGTAGAATCATGTGCAAAAGCAATTGGTACATGCCAGACACAGCTAAAAAGGTTAGAAATGGAATACAAAAATAGGAATACAAAAATAAATGAATAGATTAATTACTCTTTATTGTGATTGTCCAGAACACAAAGTTGAAATAGAAGAATTTACTATTGGTAAAATAGAAGGTTCTTTTATGAGTATTTGTATTTATAATCATTGGTCGGGGAAAACTGGAAAGTTATTTAAAAAACCAAAATTATTAGCAGATGTAATTCTTAATCCAGAACAAACCAAATTATTTAAGAGTGCATTTAAAAATGAATAAAAATACTTTTAATGGATTGGCTTTAGTTGTTTTACCTGTAATTATGTTTATTGGAATTTTTGTATGTCTTTATGAAGAAATAAAGGAAATTTATGAAAAAACATTATAACGTAGGCAAAAATAATTCCATGTATGGAAGTCATAGATGTGGCAAAGAGAACCCAAATTATAGACATGGACATACATTAATAAAACAAAAATGTACAAGATGTGGTAATTAAACAAGTGAATATAGAAGAAAATTATGAGAAAATTAATAGTTATAGACCACGCCAATATTATGTTTAAATCTATTTTTGCTTGGAGAAATAGTCCAATGATGCCAGTAACTTATTTATATTTAAGTCAAATTACTGGATATTTGAAGAAAATTGGAATAACATTAGATGATACTATAATTGTGGCACAAGATTATGGTTCTTGGCGTAAAGACATTTGCAAAGAATATAAAGCCCAACGAAAAGAATTTAGAGAATCAAAAGAAGATGATTCTTTTTGGCAAGAAATGTATAAAGAATTTAATGAACTAATTATTAAATTAGATGAATGTTTACCCTGGCATTTTCCCAAAATATATAAAATGGAATATGACGATTTGGCTTCTGTTGCTATTAGATATTTAAATGGATATGATGAAAAAATAATAGTTTCAAGTGATGAAGATTTACAGCAATTATGTGTAACTCCAAACGTTAAAGTATTTTCTCCATATACCAAAAAATACAAAATCGTAAAAAATCCAGAAAAAATACTTTTAAAAAAGATTCGTGGGGATAAAGTTGATAATTTACTTACAGTTCCGCAGACAGAATCAGAATGGGAAAAAAGAAAAATGATTGTTGACCTCAATCATTTACCACTTCACATTGAACAGATTATTAGACCCGTATTAGAAACTTTACCCATAAAAAATATTTATCTTAATAAAATTCCATATCGTAGTATTAGAACTAAAATTGCACAAATCTATAAACTGGAGGACTAATGATAATGTTAAAGGTAATTAAAAAAATAATAAAAGCATTATGTTGGGTTTGCAAAGGAAAAAAATGTAAAGTATGTCATAATACAGGTAATTGGGAAGAGAGTATTTATTATCATATTATAACTGATAAAAATGGTAATAAATATTGTTTTGATGGTGATACTATTAAATAGAAGAAAAAGATGAAAAAAATTATATTTTTAATTTTATTGATTTTAACATTATCGGGTTGTACTATCAGTATTAATAATCAAAAAGAAAAAATTATAGAAATTTTATAGCAAGTTATGATTTGGGTTATAATTGTGGTAAAAATAATGAAGATTATATTAAATATAAAACAAATTAATTGAAATACTTGAGAGGAGATTATAAATGAATAAATATAAACTTCAAAAATGTAGATGTGGAGAATTTTTAAAAGTTTATGAGGAAAAGAATGGAGTTGTAAATATTGTAGATTTTACTAATCATCTTATTAATTATTTTAAAAGGAAAGCAAAAAAGGAGAAAAATAATGAGAATGTCAATAGGAACTTTATTATATAAAATATCAAAAATATTTTATAATTTGGCAATGAAATTAGGATTTTATTTAGATAAATAAGGAGAACGAAAAATGAAAATCAGGAAAGGTCAAAATGTAACAGTAATTTTAGAAGCAAAAATACCAAAATCTTATATTCAAAAAGAAATAATAAAATTAGCTAAAATTGGATTATCTTTAGGAAAATATAATTGGTATATTCCAAAAAACGGAGTAAAAATACAATGAATAAAGCGACAGTAATAAGGAAGGGATTTACACTTTATCTTAAAGTTACTGGAGAACCTTTAGATAAACCAGTTTATTTTGAAATACAATCTTATGCTACTAAAGGAATAAAAGAAATAGTAACTTTAACAGAAGAATTTAATATTGATTTAAGTGGAAGAAAATGATAGAATTAGATAAATTATTACATCTATATGCTTGTGCAATTCTAATATTAGGAATTACATTTTGTACACAAAAATTAATATTAGGAATATTAATTACATTACTTATTGCATTAGGTAAAGAATTTTATGATGGATATTTTGGTACAGAATTTGATTTAGTTGATATTGTATTTGATATATTTGGAATAATAATTGGAGTATTAATTATAGATTTTTTTAAGTAATTAAATTTTTAAAAGGAGGAAAGAAATGAAAAAAATAATAATATTTATTATCGCTTTGATGCTTTTAGTAACATCAATAAATAATGTTTTTGCTTGTTCTGTTAAATATGCTAAAAAATTTGAGGGAAAAAATGTTACTCTTTATTTGAATGAAGATTTACATTTTGTAAAAATTAATGTCCAAATAATTAAAGTGATTGATGAAAATTACTGCTATTTTAGAGATTTGCGAACTCATGCAGTATATTCCATTTGGTTACAATTTATAGATAAAATAGAAGAAATTTTATATTGATTTATCTGGGAGGAAATAAATTGGCTAAAAAGAATCAATATTTAGATAAAAATCCAAATTGGAAGGGTGGTTTCCCCGAATGTATTAATTGTGGAAAAAATCTTTCTAATAAGCACTCTAAAACCAAATTATGTATGAAATGTTTTAATTTAACCCAGAGGGGAATCAATCATAAAAGTGGACTTCCGAAATGTGTAGATTGTGGCAAAGAAGTAAGTAATTATAATAATAAACGATGTAGAAAATGTTATATAAAATTTAATAAAGGTGAAAATCATCCAATGTATGGAATTTATAGATTTGGTAAAAATGCTCCTTGTTGGATAGATGGTCGTTCTTTTAAACCATATAGTAAAGAATTTACAGTAGAATTAAAAGAACAAATCCGCAAACGTGATAATTATAAATGTCAAAATTGCTTTATGACAGAAGAAGAACATTTAATAGTAATAGGATATAATTTAATTCCACATCATATAGATTATAATAAACAAAATTGTAATAAAAATAATTTAATTACATTATGTTTATCTTGTAATTTAAGAGCAAATTATAATAGAGATTATTGGAAAGAATATTATAATAAAAAAATAAAGGAGGTAATAAATGTCTCAAGAAACTAAAGGAAAAATCTTGGCAAAAAAAGGTGATAACAAAGCATTTAAACTTGATGATGGTAATTGGTACAATTTAAATGATAATGTTATACCTTATTTAGAAAAAATGAGTAAAGGAGATGAGGTTGTAGTTACTTTTGAAAAGAAAGGTGTATCAAGATATGTATCTAAATTAGCAAATGCAGGAGCCACAGAAATTGCAAAAACAGAAGTTAGAGAATCCGCCACAGGTTATGTATGTGAAGTTTGTAATGCTCCTTTAAAAGATGGCAGATTTAAAATTTGTTACATGTGTAATAAAAAAGGATTAAAACCAGAAGCTAAAAAAGAAGAAGCATCAAAAACTTATGAAAAAAAAGAATACAAAACTAATTATGGGTCTCCAGAAGATATAGCAGGTAAAGAAGTAGGTTGTTCATTAGGTGCAGCAGCCACAGCAGCAAGTGGAACAGCTTTTAATGACCCAGAGACTTGTACTCAATTTGTATTAGAGGTAGCAGAAAGATTATTGGATTGGATGAGGTCTAAAAAATAAAATGAAAAAATTATTATGTTATTTATTTGGACATTGTTATTTTATAATTACCAGAATTGATAATGGACAATCAATTTATGGTCATTATAAATGCCAACGTTGTGGAAAAGAAGAAATGTATCAGTATGATTATGGATATTAAAAATGAAAAAATGTAAATTTGAACAATGTCAATATGATAATTCTATTTTTTGTATACATTCAAAAAATAAAACACAATTATGTGAACCAAAATTTTGTCCATTAAAGAAAAAATCTAAAAAGAGGAAATAATGATAACTACAGAACAATTATTTAGTTACCTTGAAAAAAAGATACCTACTTTTATTAAGACAAGAAAATCTAAATCAGGTGAATTATTATTCACTTGTCCTAACATTGTCAATCATAAATATAAATCTTCTCCATCGGCTACCTTTTCACCAAGTGGGAATATTGTATGTTTAATTTGTGGGTGGAAAGGTACAATGTTTGATGCTATTCGTATATTAGAAAAAGATAAACATAATAAAACTGATGCAGAGATTACTGATTATCTTATTGAAGAATTACATTTAGATATGTATACAGAATTATCTGTTTATCATAATTATAGATTTGCTTTAATTCCTCTTTTACAAAATTCTAAGATTCCTTTTGAAAAAGGATGGACAGAATCTTCTCACAAAGATAAAATAACATGGATTAAATGGTTAAATAACAGCCTAAACATTGGTATCAGAACTGGAGAAGTTAATGGGATTACAGTTATAGATGTCGATTTAAAAATTACTCCAACAGAAAAAGTAGAAGAAATTTATAAACTTTTAACTGCATTAGATACATTAACACAAGATACCCCACATGGAAAACATTTTTTAATTAAATATGATAAAGAATTACAACAAACAACAAATATAGGAGGGTTACATATAGATATTAGAAATGATGGCGGACAGATTGTTGCTGCTCCTTCCAAAATAGATAATCTTACTTATAAATGGAAAAATTTAGGAAATGAAATTAAAACAATTACTCCAGAATTAAAAATTAAATTATTAGAATTAATGAAAATACAAAATAATAATTCTATTGAAATTCCAGAAAAAAGGAATCCAACAGAACCACTTAAATTAAAAAATAATAATCTTGAAGGATGTTGTAATGATACTTTTATTTCTCTTGGAGGAATGTTTATAAAACAACTTTCTCCAGACCAAACTGAATTTGTTTTAAATGTTCTTAATAGACACTTATTAGAAAATCCTATGCCTTCTACTGCAATAAAAGGAATGTTAAATTCTTTAGCAGATTATAAAGGAAATGATGAAGAAACTTATGAACAAACTATTTATGATTACATGAGATTAATGCAGACAGATGTTACACCAAGAGATGTTATAGATAATACTAAATTACCACGAGCTATTGTTGATAAATATTTATCCAAATTTGTAAAAGAAGGCAAGGCAGTTAGATTAGGTAGAGGTCGTTATCAATATAAAGAAAAAATTTCTTGGTCAGATTCTGCTCCAGAAATAATAAAAGAATATGATAAAGATATACCATTATTTAATAATATTGCTCTTTTTGCTGGTGGAGATGTTATTCTTTTAGGTGGAAAACCAAATGATGGAAAAACTACTATTGCTTTAAATATTATTAGAGAAATGATAAACCAAAATATTAAACCTTATTACATTTATAGTGAAGCTGGTTCTCGTTTTCAAAAAACCAGCAAAACTCTAGAAATTACTGGAAAATATTATCATACATTTCATGAAAATCCTTTAGCAATTGAACTAGAATATAATGCTTTTTCAATTATAGATTGGTTATGTTTAGAAAATAAAGCCGAAACCGATATTGTATTAAAACATTTAAATAATGAATTACAACGAAAAGGAGGAATTTTGGTTATTTTTACTCAACTTAAAGAAAATAATGAATGGTTCGCACCAAATTTAATTACACATTTTCCTACTTTTGCAGCAAGATTATTTCAAGACAATCCAGAAAAAACAATAAATCATTGGCAATGTGATAAAATAAAAGAACCAAAAGATTCATTTCATCAAACTTATATTCTTCCATGTACTTATGACCAAAAATCTAAAATTTATAAAATTCAAGGTATATAATATGATAAGAAAAGGCAATGTAATTCATCACATAGATTATAATAAATTAAATTGTCAATCAAATAATTTAATTTGTTTATGTAAAAAATGTAATAGTAAAGTTAATTTTAATCGTGATTATTGGTATGCTTATTTTAGATATATTATGGATTTAATTTAATGAATAATCTTACTCAAAAAATACAGACATATTATATAAAAAATAGAGAAAAAATTCTTGAACAAAGAAAGAAATATTATCAAAATAATAAAAAAAGAGTTCTCAAGAAAAATAAAGATTATTATTTAGATAACAAAAAAAAGATTAGTATTTATCAAAAAAAATATCATTTGAATAATAAAGAAAAACTTTGTAAACAAGCAAAAAAGTATTACTTAGATAATAAAGAAATAATCTTAAAAAAGCATGGATTATATGTTAAAAATAAACGTAAAATAAATATAAATTTTAAACTCAAGAATAGTTTAAGAAGTAGAATTCATCATGCTTTAAAAAATAATTCTAAATCTGAATCTACTATGAAATTAATGAATTGTTCTATTGAGAAATTAAAACAACATTTAGCAAAAAAATTTTATTCTAGAATAGACGGATTAAAAATGTCTTTTGACAACTATGGATTATGGCATATTGACCATATAAGACCCTGTGCAAGTTTTGATTTGAGTAAAGCAGACGAACAAGCAAAATGTTTTCACTATACTAATCTTCAGCCCTTATGGGCGAAAGAGAATAAGGAAAAAAGAGATAAAATATGTTAATTAAAAGTATACAAAAACTTAATGAACTTTATCATATATTTAAACGTTCTTTTGAATCTCTTAAAAAAATTGTAAAAAATCATTCTACAATTAAACAGAAATTAATTTTATCAGAACAGTTTTTAAATCAGGCATATATGTTGATAAAAGATGAATTAGAAACTACAGAACAAAAACGAGAATTTAATAAAATTATCAGAGGAGTTAAAAATGATAAAAATAAATAGAGAAATCGCTAATTCATTATTTGAAGTAATAGGTTATGGTAACATAGGGATTTATTGTTCACAGGGTGCAGTTATAGGAGATAATAATGAATTTGTAATAGTTTATACAGAAGAAACACAAGAAGTCTTTTTGGCTCATATTTCTGATTTTGAACAAGATGGTTTATTAATAAGATTAAAAAATGAAAACAAATAGAGAAAAAGGAAAACAATTAGAATTTGCAGTTGCTCAGAGGTTACAAATTGCTTTTAATGACAGGGCAATAAGACCTACAAAAGCATCTGGAGCATCTACTGAATTGGGAGATATTAAGAATTCTTTTTTATTAATTGAATGTAAAAAAAGAAATACAGAATCAGTAACTATTAATCATGCAGTTTGGAAACATTTGATTAGACAATTGCCTATTAATTCAAAAAGAATACCTCTATTAGTATTAGAAAATAAAGAAGGAAGACAATGGGCTGTTATGGATTTAAATGATTTGCAGAGGTTGTTAGAGAAATGTTATAATGCTACGGGAGATATACAATAATGTTTATTATAAAAATTTGCGATTTATGTGGACAAGATTATATGTATCATGCATTAGAAAGTGAATTTGCTAATATTTGTCAAGAATGTATTGAATTAATAGAACGTTTACAAGTAGGATTATAAATGAGAAAAATAATTGCTTATTGTTTCCATTGTAAAAAAGATACTGAACAAAATGCGGTAGTAGAATCTTATCTAGGATTGGATGGAATTACAATTCATATTAATTATTGGACAAGATGTAACGAATGTGGTGAAAATGTTATTAACAAAACTAAAGAAATTAATAGTGAGGATTTAGAATGAAAACTTTTGTTTGGTTACAAATAGAACCAGAAAAAAATAGAATAAATAGAGATTTATTAGAATCTATGGGATTAGAAGTATCAGGAGGAAATGCAAGAGGATATTCTGATTATGAGGGATTTATTACGAATGAACAAATAGAAATAATTAAAAAAATTTCTACAATACATTTACATATTCATCCATAATTTGAAAGAAATGAATAAACTTAGAATAAAAGAACCAATCTGGATTTCAAAATCAATTGGTATTGCTGCCAAAAGAGTATTTGCTGACTTAGAAATAGAAATAATGTACAAGGATAAATACGGAAATAGAGTTTATCCTGCTACTTATAAAATTATAAAAGAAAAAATAATTACATATCCCTATAGATATATTGGGGGTAATAGAATTTATATTATTCCGATTTCTGAACTAATTATTATACAAAAATGAAAACTAAAATTTGTAGTAGATGTAAATTAGAACAACTAATATCCGAATTTTATAAAAATAATAAAAGAAAAGATGGATTGTGTTGTTATTGTAAAAATTGTTATAAAACTTATCAAAAAACTCATAAAACACATAGGAAAAAAATAAATCAAAAATATCGAGAAGAACACAAAGAAGAAATGAAAGAATATCAAAAAGAATATAGTCAATTGGCTAAAGGAATTTATAATAATTTAAAAGGAAATGCAACGTATAGAAATATTAAATTTAATATTAAAAAAGAAGATTTTATAAATTGGTATGAAAAGGAATTAAAAAAATGTTACTATTGTAATAGAATGTTAGAAGATATAAGACAGGATATAAAAGAAGGAAAAGAAAACAAAAATAGATTAAGTATAGATAGAAAAAATAATCATAAAGGTTACGAATTAGATAATATAGTTTTAGCATGTAGAAGATGTAATATAATTAAAGGCGATTATTTTACCGAAAAAGAGATGCTACAATTGGGAAAAATATTATATTCTATTTGATAAAAGATTTAACAATCAGGGAGCAATAATGTTGATTTGTAATAGATGTAAAAAAGAAACTTATTCTACAATTAATGATAAATGTTCTGATTGTTATTATAATTGGGAAGGATTAGATTTATTTTTTAAAATTGGCATAATAATTTTGACAATTTTATTTACTATACAATTTACATTGATTTTAATCGGTTTAATAGGAGGATAATATGTATTATTGTAATAATTGTGATATTGCTCATGAAGAAAGAAATTGTCCTCTTTGTGAAGCAAAAGAAGAAATTACCAGATTAGAAAAAGAAATAGAAAGAATAAACAATTTAGAATAGGAGTAAATAAATGTATAACCCCCTTTCAGATTTAGGAAGATTAGCATCAGAAGTTCAAGACTTAGAAAGAAAGTTAAATAATAAAGTAGATGATTACGAAATCGATACTATAAAAAATGAATTATCAAAAATTACATACCAAATTTTATCTATCGAAAATACATTAAGTTATGTACAAAATGATATTATTGAACTTAAACGAAAATTAGAACTGGAGATTACCAATGGGTAGAAAAAAAGGTGGAAAAAATAAAAAAATGGAAATTGGTGGACATCAAACTAATATTCCTATGGAAAAAAAAGTAGAATCTAATCCTTTAATCGAAAAAAATAATATACAAGTCTCTCAAGAAAGAAAAGATAAATTAAATACAGTTTTGAGGGAGATTAATAAAATTATTCCTGATGCGATTAAGTATGCTAATACAATAGAGGAAAGGCAAAGAATTCCTTTTAAACATAAATGTCTAAATGACCTAACAGGTGGTGGAATTGTCAAAGGTCTTCATACAGTTATTTGGGGAAGTAAAGCCTGTGGAAAAACTACTGAAGTATTAGATTTAATTGCTAAAGCTCAAGAACTTGGAAATATCTGTGTTTATATAAATGGGGAGCATACTTATGACCCAGTTTATGCAGAAAAACGAGGAGTTGATACCAAATCGTTAGTTATAGAAGATGTGGATAAATTAGAAGATGGATTAGATACGATTATTAAACTTTGTAAAGCAAATGTAGTAGACCTTATTATTTTTGATTCAATACATGGTCTCGCACCCAAAGCAGAAATGTATGCTGGAAAAGGTGAAAAAGATAAATCTACAGCAGATAGTAACATGGCATTAAGAGCTAGAGCAATGACACAATATTTTGAAATGGGTATGGCTTTTGTTTCAAAAGCTAAATGTGCAGTTGTATTAATTGCACAATCTAGAATGGATTTGGGTGCTTTTATTAAATTAGAAACATTAACAGGTGGACATGCTTTAATGCATAATAGTAGATTGACTTTAAGATTTAGAAGAGGACAAAAGGCTGATGCTCCTGTTGAAAAAGTTGCAACTGGAAAATTAACAGAAAAGGGCAAACCAGAAACAGAAAATGTACAAATCGGATTTGACCTTGTTGTGCATGTGGATAAAAGTCAGATTCCAGAATGTACAGAAGGACAAGAGTTGCATGTGCCCTTTTATTATAAAGAAGGAATAAAAGAATGATTCATCATAATTTAAAAGGACGTTTAGAATTTAATTCAATGCAAGTTTATTCTGATAAAAAATTAGCTATATTAAATTTATGGTATAATTATGTACCGATAACATTATTTATGGAAGAAAAACATGTTAAAAAATTAATTGAATTAATTATGAAAGAAGATTTAAAATTAACAGAGGTAATTAAATGAAAATACCCAAAAGAACTTTATTAGATGAAGTAAGATATTATTGTTTTTATGCTCCTATAAGATGGTTAGATATGTTACCAAGAAGAATTTATTGGTTTTTTCAAAGGGGATTTAGGGGTTATGGAGATAATGATACTTGGGATTTTGATTTGTATCTTGCAGAAGTAATAAGTAAGGGATTAAAACAACTTAAAAAATATAATCATGGAATTCCTGGTGATATTTATAAAAAATATAAAGATAGAAAAGATTTAACCCAAAAACAAAAAGATAAATTAGCAATAAAACATTGGAATATGATATTAGATATTATTATAAGAGGATTTGAATTAGTACCAGAATTATTTGAAGTAAAAGTTTTAAAAAATAAAAAATTAAAAAATGGATATATGTATGAATTAGAACGAGCTTTTGATTTCTTACGTAAATATTATTTTAATCTTTGGGATTAAGGAGTATAAAATGAATAAAACAGGGAAAACATTAGAACAAATAATTTATGAAGTTTTAAAAGGTAGACCATTTGATAATGTAGTAAAAGAAAATGAAGATTTATATGATGCTTGGTGTTTAAGAATAGCCGAAACCGTAGATATGTATTTAGAAGAAAAAAAATGAAAATTTTAGTACTTGAAGATAATCAGGAAAGACAAGAAAAATTTAAACAATTATTTAGAAATCAAGAATTATTTCTTATGATAATGTTAAAGATGCCTTTCATATTTGTTTAACTATTAATTTTCAATTGATGTTTCTTGACCACGATTTGGGTGGAAGAATTTGGACAGATTCTGGTGAAGAAAATACAGGTTATCAATTTGTAAAATGGATAATAGAAGAAAATAAACAAAAAAATACACTTATTTATATTCATTCGATGAATCCAATCGGAGCAAATAAAATGCTTAATTTATTATTGGATAATAAGTATGATGGAATTTGGATTCCTTTTAATTTAATAAACTTGGAGGAAATAAATGGATAGAGATAGAGAAATTCAAAGACAAACAAATTTAAAACAAAATCAAGGCAAATCTCCTGAAGAAATTGCACAATTAGTTGATAAAAAAATTCAAGAAGAAGAATTATTAAATTCATTTGTTGGTTTAGATGAAATTGAACAAAAAAAAGCTATACAACTTTATGAACGATATGTAACTGAACATTCTTTTGAATCTTTGGCAGAAAAAAGTACATTAGTAAATTTGGTTTATCTTGAAATTTTGAATGACCGAATCAAATTATTTATTAAACAAGAAGGCGAAGAAAAAAAAGGAGCAATACCTTTAAGAATGAATGAACAATTAACATTTAATACTACGCAGATAATGTCATTAAAAGAAAAATTAGGCATGCTTAAAAATAAAGAAGATGAATCTGCATTGGATTTAATTAATGAATTAAAAGAAAAGGCTCTTACCTATTATAATGAACATAGTGGAGAAACTTATGTAAAATGTCCAGAATGTCAGAATTTATTTAGACTTCTTATGAAAGTAGATGGATTAGAACCTGCAAAGGCTACTTTCTTTCGTGGCACGACCCTTTACAACGTTAAATTAATGGAGTTGTATCATTATAAAAAAGTAACATTAGAAGATTGTGCAGAAATAATGGGAGTTAATAGTAAGTATATTACTTTTATTTATGAAAATATTTATTTAAAACCAAAGGGAGAATAATATGAAAGTTAAAGAATTGATAAATATTTTATATCATTATGGACAGAATGATGAAGTTAAATTAGATTTAGACCATTGCAAAAATCCAGATGATTTTACATTTGAAGAAGAACAAACAGCAAATATATTAAAAATTACTCAAGGCAATTGTGGATTATAAAAAATGATAGCCAAGATTAAAGAAAATGATTTAAAGATTTTTCAGGTCTTATCTCATCCGATTGGATGTGCCGAAACTATGTTTCATGATTTTGAGTCATTAGGAATATTTGATAAGAATAAATTCGGGCATATTCGTGTTTATCAATATCCTATGTTAAGTTATGATAATTTATTTTTAAATGACCCCAAATTATCTAAAGAAAAAAACATAGAAATAAAAAATAATTTAGCCGAAAGTTATAATCTTGGAGGTCGTCTTACAGGTAAATCAATTGTTTCTATTACAATAGATGTATTAGTTTGTACTTTTAATCAAGTTTATAAATGGGCTGTTATTTCTTCTTATGATAAACTTCATGTAATGGAGATTTTTGAAAAATTAATTAATTCTTTTGAAAATCATAAAATAATGAAAATTTTAAATTATCATCCTTTGCGTAGTCCGACTTATAAATTAAATTTTGCAAGTGGATTATTATTAGAAAGTGTAAATCAAAATATTACTGGAAAGAATCCAGGTGGACAATATTTTGGTAAGCACTATGACAGACAATACATGGAAGAATCAAGTTATCTTAATAAAGATGTTTCTGGTAAAATGCTTATGGCACAATCTGAAAATGGATGTATAAATCGTTTTTCTGGTATGACTACATTTACAAAAACATCTCCAGTAGGTGAGATATTTTTTGACCTCAAGAATAAAAAGAAAATAATTAATCTTCCTTCTTATATTAATCCTACGTGGAATGATAAAAAAGAAGCCGATGCTATAAAAGAATTCGGTGGCAAGGATTCTCCAGGTTATCAGGTTCAAATCGATGGTAAAGTAATTGAAGGAGCAGAAAGTGTATTTGATATTCAGAGAATTAGACAAACTTATATTTTGGATAAAAAAGGAATGGGAATACCTATTAAATCATTTGAGGTAAACAAAGATTCATTTTTTAGATATAAAGAAATTGTTATTGTTGAAAAACCAATCAATGCAGAATTTTTAGGAATTTATTTTGACGTGGGAGAAGGCGGTGCCCCTTCGGAATATATTATAATTTCCAAAACAAATCAAATTTATAGATATATATATCGGATTACTACCTTTCAATTATCACCAGATGAAGAACAACAATTTGGAGATTATCTAATAGAAATATTACAACCAAATATTATTGGTTTAGACCATTCAAGTGGAGTAGGAAAAGCATTATATAGTCATTTTATTAAAAAATATCCCGAAAATATAATTCCTGTAGATTTTAATGCAAACATAGAAATAGATTTTGAACGAGATGCAAAAGGTAAAGAACTAAGAGATAATGAAGGACATCCAATTATGAAAAAAGCTAATATGATAGATTGGTCTATTCAATGTTTAAAGAATCTATTCTATAATAAAAAGATACAAATGTATGAAGACATTAAGTTTGATACACAAGTGAACAATGTTATTACTGTTAAAAGTAAACAAGGAAAAATGTTATATTCTTGTAAAACTGCAAACCATTTATTTCAAGCCTTCCAAGTGTTTGCGATTTGTGATTTTTTAACAGAATTGAAAAATATTAAACCTATACAAAAAAAGAAACCAGGATTGGGTGCATTTGGGAGTGCTTAATGCTTAATTTTGCTGTAATGAATATTGCTAATGTAGGAAGAGAAATATATGTTTGGCATAGAATTGGCAGAACTCTTTCTTGTTTTAAGGATAAAACTTTCTACCCATATTTTTATTCTGTTGACCCTAAAGGACTTTTCCGCACAATAGACAATAAAAAAGTTAGTAAAGTAGTTTGTAGTCACCCTTCTGATGTAAAAAATAGAAGAGACGAGAATTCTTATGAAGCCGATATTTTATTTACTAAACGATATATTATAGATAAGATAACTTCGTTTGATAAGGCAGATTTAAAGTATTCTTTTGTAGATATAGAAGTTCTTACTAAAGAATTACCCAATTATCTTTATCCTGAACAACCTATAAGTTGTATTAGTTGTAGTAATTCTTATACAAGAGAGATTAAGACTTTTTGGATAAAAAATTATCAACCAGAGCAAATGGAAGACAATGAATCGGCGGAAAAAATATTATTAGATGAATTTATTAAATGGATAAAAGAACAACAATTTGATTTGATTTTAGGTTGGAATTTTATTGAATTTGATTGGCGTTATCTTTGTGCTCGTTATAAAAAAATATTTGGTTGTGAATTAGCAGAAATGCTTAGCCCAATTAATCAATCTCGTTATTTAGGAAGTTCTAAGCAAGAAATAGAACCTAATCTAATTCCAGCAGGATTAAGTATTATGGATTATTTAGAAATGTATAAAAAGATTTATCGTACAGAATCTTCTTATGCATTAGATATGATTGCTCAAAAACATCTAAATGACAAAAGTTTTAAAAAGGTAGATTTTAGTAGATTGTCTGATGAAATTAAAGAAAAAAATATAAATGATGTAAGAAGAATGATAGATATTGAGAAAAAACTTAAAATTATTGAATATTATGATGAACTTAGGCGTATGAGTATGTGTGAATGGGCAGATGTTACCTGGAATAGTAAGATGTTAGATATAATTCTTTTACGAGAAGCTAAACAAAAAGGAATAATCTTACCTTCTAAACATTATGGAGAAGGAATTGAAGTAGAAGAAATAGGATTTGAGGGGGCTTATAGAAGGTGTGATACTGGTCTTTATAAAGGATTGTATAAACTCGACCTTTCTTCAGCTTATCCAATGGCAATTATTAATTTCTGCCTGGATATTTCAAACATTAAAAATGAAGGAATTACCATAAACAAGGTAAAATTTTACCAGAATGAAAATGCTTTACTTCCTACGATTGCAAGAAAGTTAATTAGTAAAAAAGATATTTTAAAATCGCAACTTAAATCTGCAAATCCAGAATTAGAAGAAACTAAAGATTTACAGATTAAATATAATGCAATTAAAGCTGTAGTTAATTCACTTTTTGGAGTATGTGGATTGAAGATTTTTAGATTATTTGATTATAGAGTAGCTGCAAGTATTACATTTTTAATTAGGGATTTATTACACTACATTGAAGATGAATTGAAAAAACGTAGTGTAAATGTAATTTATATAGATACCGATTCATTTTTTATTGAATCTAGAGATAATCCAAAAGATTTATGCAATGAATTAATAAAACAATGGGCAAAAGAAAAATATAATAAAGATAAAATAGATATTGTATTTGATTTAGAAGGTCAGTTTGAAAAACTTTTTATTATTGCTTTATGCCATTATAAAGGATATTTATCTACACCAAAAGGTGTAAAAGAAGAAATAAAAGGTATTGAAGCTCGTAGAAAGGATAGTTCTAATTTTATCAGAGAATTCCAAACTAATCTTATAGAAAAAATAATGAATGAAGAACCAATAGAAGAATGTGTTAAATGGATTAATTCAGAAAAAGAAAGAATTAAAACATTACCATTAATAGATATTGGATTTCCTTGCAGAATTTCTAAAACAGAAGGATATAAATCAATTCCAATTTTTTTAAGAGCTTTACAATATACGCAAGAATTAGTACCTACTTTTCAGAAAAATACTGGAGACAGTTTTTATTGGTTGCCAGTTATTCCCTTTGGTACATCTATAAGAAAATCTAGTAGAAATAAAACTGATAAGGAAACTGGAGAAAAATCGATACAATCTTCAGAAAAAGAAGTTAATAAAGATGTTCTATGTTATGATGAAGATTGTTATGAGCATATTAAGGAAGTAAATTGGGAAAAAGTAATTGATAAGAGTATCACAATGAAATGTGAAGCAATCTTTTTGGCATTAAAATGGGATTTATCTTTAATAAAAGAAATTAAACCTAAAAAAGAACGGAAAAACAAAATACCTACAGAAGAAGAACTCAATGAAGAACTTAAAAAAAGAGGACTAATTTAATGGATTTATCTAAATTAACTAATGAAGAATTATTAAAACTTAAATCTAAATTCGCAGGGGAAGTGTCGAAAAAGACATACGGAACTTCCAGTTCCGAGAGTAGCGTGCAAGTCGCTAACCCTGCTCCAAAAATTAGTAAACGACCTTCTTATACTCAAGATTTTATAAAAGTAGAAATACCCAAAGCCAATGAATATAATAAAGAAATAGATTTAAAAGATTTAGAAATCAAACAAATTGATTATTCATTAGCTAAAATATTTATCAAAGAAAATCATTATTCTCATACAATTCCGTCTTCGGTAAAAGTTTCTTTAGGATTTTATTATAAAGAAGAATTAAAAACAGCGATAATTTATGGTGCACCTGTAGGAAGAAATGTTACAAATTGGTTACAGGTGGAACATTCTAATTGTTTAGAATTAGTAAGATTATTTTCGGCAGAAGGTATGCCAAAAAATACGGAAAGTTATTGTATTAGTAAGTCATTTCAATTTTTAAAACAAAATTACCCCCAATATAAATATTTAATTTCTTATGCAGACCCCAATCATGGACATTGTGGATATATTTATCAAGCAACGAATTGGAAATATGTAGGAATTCAAAGAAGAATCTTAAAAGAAAGAATCATATTAATCGATGGAAAAGAAGTTCATTCTCGAACTTTAAATGCAAAACATGGGTCTAATGCTGATGATAAATTAAAAGAAATTTATGGGGATAGATTAGAAATTAAAGGAGCATTAAAAAAATATGTTTATCTTATGTGCTTGGGAAATCATAAAGAATGTAAAGAATGGTATAATAAATTTACTTTTTTGCCTTATCCAAAAGCTCATAATGATATTATAGAAGGAAAAGCACAATAAAATGAACTTTAAAATAAAAGATATTGAAAAAAGATTAGGATTTAAATTAAAAAGAAACACATATGTCTTGGGCGTGGATACTGCATCTATTACAGGATTAGCCATTCTTGAAACCGATAAAAAATCTTTAAAAATTAAGACTTCTATTTTTAAATTACCTATAGTAAAAAAGACTGATGAATTATCTGATAAATTTGTTGAGAAATTAGAGTTTATGTTATTATCTATTAGAGATTTTAAAAAGACTATTGCTGTAAAAAAATTTGAACAAAGAAAATCAATTTTAGTATTAGAAAATTCTTTTCTTAGTCTTAATCCAGTAACATTTGGACTTCTTCGCATGCTTTGTGGTATTATTTTTGCAGAATTATTTGATAATTTTGAAGAAATTAAAATCATATTTCCCAATACTGCAAGAAAACAAATAGGATTTAAATCTCAATTAAAAAGAGGAAGCAAAAGAGAAGAGAAGAAAAAAGAATTAATAAATTTTATCAATAGTATTTTTGGAACTAAAGAAACTTCAGATGATATTATTGATGCCATTATTTTAGCACTTAATGGATTAAAGGAGAAATAAAATGTGTGAATATAATTATAAATTTTGTTATCATTGTCAAACTTATTATATACATACAATAGAAGGACGTTGCTCTGTATGTTGTAATTTAAATTATCCGAATAATATTCAATTTAATTATGAATGTCCTGATTGTAAAGGGAAATTTAATACTCCTGCTTATGTTAGTAATGGAACTTCTGCTTTTGTTTGGAAATGTCCTTTTTGTGGAAGAAAATTAGAGGGATTAAATTAATGAAAAAATTAATTACTATTTTAGTATTAATTAGTAGTTTATTAATATTTCCAGTTTATGCTGCAACACCCAAATTTAAAGTACATATATTAAAAAATTTACTTCCTGGTGTTAATTATTCTATTAATTACCCCGTAGTTATTGATTATGATAATGATTCTGATTTAGACATACTACTAATAACCAAAGAAGGTTGTATTTATTTTTTGGAGAATTTATTAAATGAGTGATTGGAAAGAAGAATTAACAGAAAAAGAAAAAGAACTGAATATAAAAAAGGAGGAAGAAAATGTTCGTACTCGGATTGATAGTAGGAGCAATAGTCGGAATAGCATTGGGAGGAGCAGGAGCATACATTTATTTGAACGTAACAAAGAAATAAATAATATTACAGGAAAAGGAGGTAAAGGAATGATAACGGTAGAAGGAGCACTTAAAGATTTAGAAGCAATCGAAAAGGAAGCTAATGATACTGGTGCAAAAGCAGTAGTAAAGGCTTTAAAGGTAGTGGTAAAATTTCTTTCTACAATGAGAACCAATCAACTTTTGACAGAACCAGAAAAAATAGTAATTGCTAAAGCACGTAAAGAACGCCAGGCAAAAGAAGAAACAAAATAGTATTAATGATGGGGTAGAGAAATCTCCCCATCCCAAAGAGGTAAAAGATGATATACTGCGTAAAAATAAGAGATTATATAGAACAAGATGAAAAATGTATTAATTGTATTTTTTATCTTTATGATGAAGATACTTGTGATTGGGAAAATTGGCACCCTGGATTAAAGAAAGGAAAAGATTTAGAAAATGATAATAGAAATAACTAAACAAAATATTTTATATTTCACAGGTGCGTTAGTTGCTATAACTGGATGGTTTGATGCTTATAAGTATCATGTAAGTGCACAGGTTATTCGTAAAGTAGGTTTAGCAAAAGGTCATTCTCGCAGATTTATAAATTATGCTATATGGAATGATATAGCAAGAATTATTCATTGTATTTTATTACCTGATTGGTGGCTTGTTATTAGTAGTATTATTGCTCTTATTTTTATGATTGAACATTTTTATACTCAATATTTATTTTATCCTTATAAATGTCGTGGTTTAATTGGATTCAAACGACCCAATTTATTGACTTATTTTATTAATAGTTTGGTATCAAATAAAATACGCAAACGTCTTTAAAGGAGGTTATTTATGGCTACAATAATATATTGCGACCTTTGTATGACACCTTTAAAAGAACATAATTATTTTATGTTATATGTTTCTGAACCCAAAGATACTAATTATGATGAATACAATTATAATGAATATTTAAAAAAGGTGCAGAAGAGAGTTAAAGAAATTTGTCCTGGATGTAAACATGTTTTTGATAAAATGTTTGAATTAAAATTACAAAGATTATCGGAGTTGGCTAATGAGATTAATTTGATTTATGAATTACCTTCTAAAAAGAATCCAAAGGAGAGAAAAGATGGAAAAGAAAAGTAAAATTAAATCAGAATGTTGCAAAGTTCCAATTCGTTATTCAGATTTTGCTCCAGATTTTATTGGAGACGACCCAAAAACAATGCGAGTAGGAACTTGTTATGCTATTTGTAATAAATGTAATCAACCTTGTAATATTTATATTCCTATAAGAAAAACATGGAAAATTAATCCTGCTACTAAAGTTAAGGGAGATAAACGTGAAAAAATTAAAGATAAAGAAATTAATAAAGAAATTCAAGAAATCGGACACGCTTAAAATCTTCGGGGAACAACCACACAATTTTGTTCCTTACGATGGACATCCTCATAGTAATGATTGGAGATAATGATGAATAATATCTTACTTTTCTCAGACCTTCATATTACACAATCCTCACTTAAAGAATGTATCCTAATTCTTGAAGAAATTGGAAGTATAGTTACAAAATGTAATGTTGATACTATAATAGATTTAGGGGATACATTCAATTCTCTCAAACCTTCTTCTATAGAATTGGATACTTTTGCTACCTTTATTAGAAGAGTTAATAAAAAAATTATTATACTTGCAGCAAATTCTCATGAATCTGAAACAGAACAGCAAAGTATTTTAAATCATTATGGCATTTTATCCAATAATGTACAAATTGTCAAAGAATTCAAAGATGGTAATCATCTTTATTGTGGACATTTTTCTATAAAAGAATCCATAAATAATTATGATGCTAAATTTTCTAAAGAAGATTTTAAAAATTATTTATATGTTTTTTTAGGACATATTCATTCTTATCAATTAATAAAACCTAATATAATTCATCTTGGGTCTAGTCGATATGTTTCTTTTGATGAAGTTAAAGATAAGGCAAAAATTGTGGCTCTCATTACCGATTATGGTGCAGAAACTGAAAGGGTTCATTTTATGAAGTTAAAATCACCTATACCAATGCAAGAGTTAAGGTTAAGTCAAAAGACCTTTTTAGAGGGGTCTAATGATGCCACCCAAGAGGAGAAAGTAGCAGGTAGAGCCGAAGAAAACGGTTTCTTAGGGCTTTTTGAAGGGGTATCCGAGCTTTCTACCTATTTGGGCAAAATAGACCCAAATACCAAAGTCAAGATAAAAATCCTGGATTTTGAATCGTTTCGTCAATTTCTTCCTTTAGTAGATAAATATAGTAATAAATTCCATTTATTTAAATACGAAACAAATTTTACAGTTATTTCGGATAATAATAAAAAACAAGGACAAACTGAAATAAATAGTTTTAAAGAATCCTTTATTAATTGGCTTAAAAATCAAAAAATAGACCCCCAAATTACGGAAATTCTACAAAAAGAGGTCGAATAAATGGCAAATCATGAAGATAGACCTATAAGAGATACAATACATTTGTTATTGGCTTTTCGAAGAAGAAAAAATAATCCCGATTTAACTAATGAATGTATTAGAGTGGTTATTAGTGATTATAATCTGGATTTATTTTTATTAAAAGAAAAATGTAAAAAATTAGGTGGAACTTGGAGAATTCATCATACAGTTAATGCAAGAGATACTAAAAAAGCAAGAATTTGGATATTACATAAACTTATAGAAACCTCGCAATTTGATGGTTGTATTGATTCTATTTGGAAAACAGCATTATTACAATCTGAATGTAAAGCAGAAAATAATTTTATGTTTGATGTAGATACAAAAGATAATAATGAACTTATCCAAGTTTTAGATTTAATACCAGACAAAATAAAAATAGGTATAACTAAAACTCCTAATGGACATCATATAATTACAAAATCTTTTGATTCTCGGAAAGTTTTAGAATTATCTTATGTTACTTTAGTTAGAGATGGATATTATTTTCTTGAAGAAATTAAATGATAATTAAATCTTTAAAGATTAATAATCTACAACTTATTAAATCTGCCGAAACTACTTTCGATAAGATTAACATTGTCTCAGGAATTAATCGAGACAATCCAAATGAAAGCGGTAATGGTTCGGGCAAATCTACTTTCGTCTTGCGAGCTATTTTATTTTGCCTTTATGGCTATTGTGAAGAAGGTCTTACTTTAAAAGATTTAATTCGTTTTGAAGAAAAAGAAGCAAGTGTGGAAATTGAATTAGAAAAAGATAATAAAACTTACAAAATAATTAGGAAAATAGAATTATGAAAAAACATAAATGTATAGATTGCGATAATTTAGTTAATTATGGATATTCTAGATGTAAATCTTGTGCTATGAAACATAATTGGAAGATTGGGCTTTATTCAGAAAGAATAATAATAGGTATAAATAATCCAAATCATAAAAAAGGATATTTCTGTATAGATAATTATTGTAAATGTGGAAGAAAAATTTCATCAGCTACAGCAGCATACGGTAAAAAAAGATGTTCTATATGTTCTCACAAAGAAGATTTAAACGGAAGTTATATAGATGGTAGAACAAAGAAATGGAAAAAAGTTAGTAAACAATGTCTTGAACGAGATAATTTTACTTGTATTTTATGTAAGATAAAAGGAATATATTTACAAGCACATCATATTATTCATAGAAAAAACTGTATTGATATTTATGATATTAAAAATTTAATAACTTTATGCAGGAACTGTCATGCACAGATGACTAGAATAGAGTTTTCTAATGAATATTTATTTTATAAAAAAATATTCTTAAACTATATTAAAAATGAAAACAACTCTTAAAATTTGTGTAGATAATCAAGAGATTCAATTTAATACCAATACAATAGGACAAACCTATTTAGAAGAAATTATTGGTACATTAGATTTTTTCCGTTCTTATAGATGTGTTGATAATCGCAATGGTCTTAATTTATTAGACATGGGGATTGTAACACTTCGGAAATCGATGATGTCTTTTATAGAGGGTCTGTTTACAGACATTCGAACACGATTATTAGCACAAAAAGTAGAAAGAGAAAGATATTCGATAGATAAAAAATTATATAAACATTATCTTTCTGTGAAGCGATTAGACATCCTAAATGCTTCATTAGATGAAATAAAAAAAGATTATCAAAAATTTGAAATAGAAAAAGATAAACAAAATGGAATTATCAATCAGATTAGGTCAGAAATCTCAAGTAGAGAAAAAATTATTTATTATAAACAACAAGAAATGAAAAAAATAGATGAAGGAATTTGTCCTGTTCTTAAAATTAAATGCGAAAGAATTGCTCCAAAGAATAAGCCAAATACTTTGGGTATAACTAAAGAAATAGACATATTAACAGGAGAAATAAATATTTATAATAAACAATTAGAATCTGAAGAAGAATCAATAGAGTATTATGATGATACTTTATCTGTTCTTCGTAATAAAGAAAGTAAAGCAAGAGAAAAATTATTAAGATTAAAGGATGCCTTCCAATTTAAAGATTATAAATATACAAAAGCTGATATAGTTATCTATGATGAAGCAATTAAAATCTTAGATTCGTTTGCTGGAAAGTATATAAAAGAATGGTTATCTTCTCTTTCTGTAATTATAAATAATTTATTACAACCTATCAACATTTCTATAGAATTTACTGCGGATAAAGATTTTTTACATGTCTTCGATAATCAACAAATGTTAAAGTATGACCAATTATCTAAAGGTCAGAAAACATTTTTAGGATGTTTATTTAAATTTGCTATCTTAATGCAACAAAATAAATCAGGGGTAGTAATTTTAGATGACGGACTTAATGATATTGATTGGATTAATTTTAAAAATTTAATAAACATAATTAAAACTCTTCCATTTCAAGCTATTTGTGTATATCAGGGATTACAAGAAGAAATAGAAAATACTAAACATTTTACAGTTATCAGAGAAAAAAGGGTAAGTCATGTTAAATAAGAAAAAACATTTTGATTGTAAAAACTGTAATTGTCAAGAAAAAGTAAGATTTAAAAATGCAGTCATTTTTTGTTTTGGCTTGATTAAAAAACTTTATGACAAAGAAGATTTTTATCGGTTTTGTATAATTAAAAAAGGAAATCGTAATTGTAATGATATTATGCAGGAAGAATTGTATACTTTATTAATGGGATTGTCATCAATTTTATTTCATAAAAGATTAAAAGAGATAAATAAAAAATGATAAAATATTATATTTTTACTATAATCTTAGCTATTATAACAGCTTTGTGGGAGATTCAGGTCGAAGGAAAATGGGGCTGGGCTAAACTCTTACCTACATTTCGTATTAATGTTTTCTTTAGAAAATTATTAGGAGGAAAAGCATTAACTGGGTATCATATTTTTCTATTATGTCTTTTTATAACTGTATTTCATGGATTGTTTATTAATGAATTGGGTACTCTTAAAACAGAATATAAAATATTTGGATTGGTATCTTGGTTTTTTGTTATTGAAGATACCTTATGGTTTATTTTTAATCCACATTATACTTTGAAACGATTTAGAAAAAAACAAATTGAATGGCATAATAGATGGTTTTTAGGATTACCCATTACATATTGGTGGGGAATGATTATAGGTACTGGATTGCTTTTATTAGGAGGAAAATAAAATGAATTATTGTAATAATTGTGATATTGCTTATGAAGGTAGAGATTGCCCTCTTTGTGATATTAAGGCAAGTTTAGAAAGTGCTGATGAAGAAATTACAAGACAAGAAAAAACAATAGAATCTCTAAATGATAGAGTTTGCGGATTAGAAGATATTATTGTAAATTTAAAAGAAGGTGGAGCTTCAGGAGGATAAATGTTAAAAACCCAATTTAAAGACAAATTAGAATTCGATATTTATCTCACAGAACAAAAAGTTCGACAAGAAAAAAATTATCTTAGTGTCTCAGAAAGAAATCAATTGAAATCTATGCAAGAAAAGGATTATAAACCTACTTTTATTAAAGAAAAAAAATCAAAACTTCCTATAATTACTAACATAGATGAATTAAGAAAACCTTGCCAAGAAGTAACTAAAGAAGATAATATAAAAGAAATTGTACAAAAATTAAAAGATACTCTAGAAAGTGTAGGGGGATTGGGTCTTACTGCTAATCAGATAGGAATTAATAAGAGAATTTCTTATGTAAAAATTCCTAAATTTATAAATAAAGAAATTCAATATAATGAATTTATTTTAATTAATGCGAAAATTATTGAAAAAGAAAGACCTATAAAAGTTAATAATGAAGGATGTTTGTCTTTTCCTGAAGTTTATGTAGATACTTTAAGATATGTTTTTTGTACTGTAGAATCTTTAAATGAAAAATTAGAATTACAGACAAATTTATATCAAGACCTTGAAGCTCTTGCGATACAACATGAGTGCGACCATCAGAATTCGAAAACTATTTTTGATAATAAATGGAGGGCTAAATGATTGAAATATTATTTCTACTAAGTCTTTTAGTGTGTATCATAATACATGAATTGGCTCATTTTTTTGCTGCAAAAATAGTAAAATGTAAAGTAAAAGAATTTGGTATCGGTTTTGGTTCTGCTATTTTTAAATTTATGTATAAGGGCACCTGTTATAGATTGAATTGGATTCTTTTAGGGGGATATAATAAATTAGATAGTGAATTATCTTATAGTAAAAATAAACATGCATTTAGTAATTTAAAATATAGAAATAAATTATTTATTTCTTTAGCAGGAATAAGTGTTAATATTATTGTAGGTCTTATGGCTTATTTTATAGGAAAATACAGTATAAATCATCATTTAATTATGTTTGGATTTATTAATTTATTTTTTGGAATACTGAATATAGTTTTGGGAATTACTAATTTAATTCCTTTTCCTGCATTGGATGGAAGTTATCCTATTTTAGTTTGGTTAGAAAAAATATATGGCAAACAAAAAGGTTATAGATTGATGAATAAGATAGTTAATAAAGGAATGAAAATATTAAATGATTTTAATAAAATAACATTAACTATTTTATGTACTCTTTATAGACATCAAATACTTGATTATATTATTGCTGGGTTAAGTAATTTTATAAAATTTTTAGGAAAAATAAAAGGAGTATTATAATGATAAGAATATTACTTTATTTATTAGAAAAAATTCCTTATAGAACAAAATGGGGTCTTTCTCTTGCTGATGAATTAAAATATTTTTATTATTATAAAATAGGGCAATATAAAAATCCTCCAAGATGTTTATGTGGAGGAATAATTCGTACTTATGGAGCAATTTATCCTGAAGGATATACTATTGAATGTTCAAATTGCCAATTACTTATAGATGAAGATTAAATGAAAATAAAAAATATATTTAATAAATTATTAACTTTTATTCTCCCAATTGCAGGAGGTATCTTGGGTGCAATGGGAGGGGCTGGAAATAAGTCTTTAAGAAGAATATATATACCTCTTTTATTAACTGGATTGGCTTATGCAGAATTTGAACATATTGCAGTTTTGAGTATAATGATAATGTGTGCATGGCTTTCTATGGGTTACGGAATACCTGAGCCTGATGGAAGTGATGTAGGAAGTTTGCTGGGGAGATTTTATTATAAATTATTTAATCAAAATCATAAATTAGCAGATATTTTTACAAGAGGTACAATAGGATTATTAATTACTTTTTCTTTAATTTCTATTCCTATAATTAATCATAATTGGTTAGTTTATGGACTTGGGTCTTTAGGAATAATTTTAACGCAATCTTTAATTAGTTGGAGAGGATTTGGTACATTTAAATTATTTGGTAAAGAATTATCTTGGGTAGAATTTACAACTTGGGGATTAATAACATTATTTGCTGTTTTAATTATAAAAATAAAATAATATGAAACATTTTTATTTTAATAAAAAACAAAATAATTATGCTTTAGCAATTTCATTTGAAATATTTTATCTTACAAAATCAATTAAATGGATTTATTTAGATATAAATTTTCTTAATTTTTATATAACAATAATAATATAAAATGAAAATTAAATTTCTTAAAAAAATTAAATCTGTTAGTTTCATGGATACAATAAATCTGTATATGGAGATTTTTCCGCATGATTGGGATTACATTCCTGTTATTCGAAGATTGTTAAATAAAAATCCTAATAAAAATCGTAAACTTTATTTATTAGTTGCAGAAGAAAATAAAAGAATTATCGGGGGTTGCTTATATAGTTATTGGAAAGATACTAAATTAGGTTTGCTAGAATATTTATTTGTAAAACAAAATATGAGAAGTAAAGGTATTGGTAGTAAACTTTATTTAAAAATGCAAAAAGAATTAAAAAAGAAAAATTGTAAACATTTAATTTTTAATATAGCAAACGATAAAAATTTTAAAAAATCAATAACCGAAGAAGAAATCAAAATTCGTCAGCGTAGATTAAAATTTTATGAAAAATTAGGAGCAAGACCAATAAATCATTTTATTTATGAAAATCCATTAAGATGGTGTCGAATACAAGAAGATTATCATCCTTCTTATTTAGCAATGGATAGTAATTTTTCGGATAAAATAATAGGGGGGGAACTTTATAAAATAGTTAGAAGATTTTATAAAAGATTTTATTATGGAGCCAATTCCAATAATAATAAAATTGCTCGTAAAATATTAAAATCAATCAATAAAAAAATAGATTACAATTTAAGACCTATAACTTATATTAAAAAATGAATAAAAAAATGTTTTGGATTTATATTCTTTCGGCTTCAATTTATTTTACACAGGGAATAGAAGGATTACCAGGATTAAGCCTATTCTTTTATCTTAAAGAAAAATTAGGTTTTACTCCTGAGAAAATAATGTATATTGGAACTATTGCATCTCTAAGTTGGACGATAAAACCTTTATGGGGCTATTTATGTGATAATTTCTTGTCTAATAAAATGTGGATTGTCCTCTCCTTATTAGGTAGTATTAGTATTACTCTTTATTTCGGATTAACTTCTTTCTTACCATTATCACTTTTAGTGATATTATTATCACTAGCAAGTTTTAATGCAGCTTTAAGAGATGTGTCAGTTGATGGAATAATGTGTATTGATGGAAAAGAAACTAATACTTGCGATAAAATTCAAGCAATCCAGTGGACTTCAATTACCGTAGCATCTATTTTAGTTGGTTTAGGTGGTGGATATATAGCAGACCATTTTACTTATAAAATAGGTTATTTATGTCTTGTTCCTATTTATTTACTTATTATGAGTATTGTACTACGATATAGAACAACTGTACCACAGAATAGAACAGATGGATTTGTCATTTCAAAAACTGCAAAATGGGTTTCTAATTTTACTCCACCCACAGAATCACTTTTCTGGAATACTATTAAATCCTATAAAGAATTATTCATAAATAAAGGATTTTTAATTGCATGTTTATTTTTATTTTTATATAAATATAATCCTTCTTTTGGAACTCCTTTATCATTTATTGAAAGAGATATTTTTAAATGGTCTGGTCAATGGATGGGAACATTAGGAGCAATTGTATCTTGTTTTGAAATTCTAGGAGCAATTTTGTTTTTTAAATTGTGTAAAAAAATCAATATTAAAAAATGGCTTTATATTTCTGTATTCTTAGGAGCAATTACTACATTGTGTTATCTAAAATTTACTCCAGTAACTGCGGTTGTTTATGGAGTATGCTTTTCTGTTTTGGGAATGTTTGTACATTTAATAGTAATGAGTTTTATGGCAAAATCTACAATTTCTGGTAAGGAAGCCACAAGTTTTGCATTACTTTGTTCAATTTCAAATTTGGCAGGAACTACATCTTCTTTATCAGGAGCTTTTCTCTTTCCAAAAATAGGATTACAACCATTAATTATAGTATCAGCATTAACTAGTTTTTTATGTTTACCTCTAATTAATAAACTGGAGATTAAGAATGGATAATTCATTTTTAGAAAAATTTAAAGAACAGACTAAAGAAGAAATATCTAAACTAAATTATAAGAAATATTTTTATCAATATGACGAACCAAGCAAACTTATATTAGCAAAAGAAATGAAAGATATAGAAACATATTTTAAAACAGAATTAGAATTAGATGTTTATCCAGTTTATGGTACATTATTAGGCATGGTTAGAGATAATGATTTTATAGGGTGGGATACAGATATTGATTTGGCTTATCTAAGTAAATGCCATACTAATAAAGCAGTAATGAATGAATTTAATATGATTTGTAAATTTTTAGAAGAAAGAAAATTATTATTATATCGTATAAAAACTGCTAGTCATTTACATGTATATTCTCCTACAAAATATTTAAGAATAGATTTATGGATTTCTTGGATTGATGAAAATAATAAGTATCATTTAGTATGGACTGTTTCTGGAGATATTGATTCTTCTATGATTTTACCTTTTAAGACTGTAGAATTTAAAAACCAAACTCTTCGACAAATGAATGACCCAATGAAATTTATAAATGAACATTATCCTAATTGGAATATTCCTATAGGTGGCGAGGCAAAAGATTGGGCTAAAAGAAAACCAAGATTTGAACTAGAACCCTGGCATGGAAAATAAAGGAGGAAATATGTATAAGAAAGAAGAAGAAAAAGAAGAAATTGGTAAAAAAGAAGACCGATATGGAGAAGAATTTTATTATAAACTTTTGAATAAACATAGATATATTCTTCTTTATGATGAGATTCATAATTGTTCTGCCGATGTAGTCTGTTCTAAATTAAGGGCTATGGATATTCTCGGTCATAAACCTATCTATCTCGAAATTAATAGCCCTGGGGGGTCTGTAGCGGATGGTATGAGCATCATTAATACTATAGAACATATTAAATCTCCAGTTATTACAATTATAAGTGGTCAAGCATGTTCGATGGCTGCTTTAATTAGTATTTGTGGTGATTATAGAATGATATATTCTAACTCATATTTTATGCAGCACTCTACTTCTGATATAGTTGGAGATTATATAAATTATATTAAAGATAGAACAAAATTTCTTTGTGAATTCGAACATCGTACTGAAAAAATACTCAAATTAAAAACTAAATTAACCAGCAATGATATTATGAAGATTAGAACTGGAGAACTTTGGTTGTCGGCAGACCAATGCCTTGCAAAAGGAGTGGTAGATAAAATAATTAGTTTTAAACCTAAAAAATTTAAAAAGATACAATTATGAAAAAATTTTGGGTAATTAAATCAAATATTAACAGAAGACGCATAAAAAATAAATCTTTATTAAAATATTATTATTTAATTAAAAATTATTCTATTAGAAAAATAGCAAAAATCTTTAATGTAAATAATTCTACCATAAGTAGAACTTTAAAACGAATGAATATTAAAACAAAATATAGATTAAAAATAAATCAAAATACCATGTATAAATTATATTATATTAATCATTTTTCGATGGAGCAAATAGCTCGAAAATTTAAATGTTCGAGAGGTGTAATATTTAGAATATTAAAATTATTATCAATAAAAATAAGACCTCAAAAATTTTATTCAAAAAAAGATAGAAATGGAAGGTGGTTAGGTGGTATTTCCTTCGACCCCTATTCTATAGAATGGACTAAAGAACTTAAAGAATCAATTCGTAAAAGAGATAACCATACTTGTCAGATTTGTCATAAATTTGGTAAACATGTACATCATGTAGATTATAATAAAGATAACTGTCAAGAAGATAATCTAATTACTTTATGTTTAAAATGCCATGTAGCAACCAATTCAAATAGAGATTATTGGTATGCTTATTTTAAATATATAACTAAAGGAGTCTAAAATTTACTATTTTATTTCCGATTGCCATTTTGGACATTCTAACATCTTGCGTTACTGTAAAAGACCTTTTCTTAAAGAAGGAGATTTAGATTCTAAAGGAAATTGGGTATCTCAGTATATTGCTATTCAAAGAACAAAAGAAATGGATGAAACTATTATAAAAAATTGGAATTCCAGAGTTAAAGATGGAGATATAGTATTTTTCTTGGGAGACTTCTGTTTATCCAAAAGTTCTGAAGCTCCTGATAGTAGAAAAGATGCTTTTGATTATTATCGTTCACAATTAAATGGAGATATTATTTTCTTTAAAGGAAACCATGATGGTAATAATAAATGCAAATCAATTATTGAAAGTATTGTTATTAATCATGGTGGAAAAAGAATTTATTTAACACATAATCCAAAATTTGCCAAAGAAGATTTTCATTGGAATTTCTGCGGACATACTCATGGTAATGAAGGAACTTTTAAAAAATTAGGAAGAAAATCTGTTATTATAGATTTATCAGTTGATTGCTGGGAATTTCGACCTGTAGATATTAATGAGATTAATCAAGCATATAGTGAATGGTGCCGAAGAGGATGTAAAGAGGAGAAATAATGAAAACTGCACTTATTACGGGAAGTACTAAAGGTATAGGAAAAGAAATAGGATTGGATTTATTAGATAAAGATTATCATGTTACTTTTAATTATACACATGATACTAAGGGTGCCGAACTATTAAAAAAACAATTAGATGACCCTAGATTACCTAGAATAAAAGGAGATTATCAAATCATAAGAGCAGATTTATCTTACATAGATGATTTAGAAAAAATTATAAAAGATATTTATAAATTGGATGTTTTAATTTTAAATGCAGGAATAACTGATAGAACTCCATTTGGAAAAATTGCATTAGAAAATTGGAATCATATATTAAATGTAAATTTAACTAATCAATTTTTTTTAATTCAAGAGTTAAAAGATAAAATTAATCCTAATGGAAAAATAATATTTATTTCTTCTATTTCTGGATTAACTACTGATTCAACTTCTATTGCTTATGGAGTATCAAAAGCAGCAATAAACATGTTAATTCCTTATTTAGCAAAAGAATTTGCAAATAAAAAGATTACAGTTAATGCAATAGCACCTGGATATATAGCAACAGAATGGCATAAAGGCAAATCTAAGGCACAAATTAAAAGAATAGAGAAAAAATGCATTGCTAATAGATTGGGCACTCCAGAAGAAGTTTCTAAAGCGGTTTTAAGTATAATAGATAATGATTTTATTAATGCTCAAATAATAAGGGTGGATGGGGGATTTTTAGTATGACTATAAGAGAATTCGACCCTAAAAAAGAACTAATCTTTGACCTTAAAGTATGTGAAGCCTGTAAAAGTTGTAAACGCTATGGACTTACTGGTTGTTGCCCACCTACAATTGGAACATTTGAATACTATAAGAAACTATTAAAACGTTATACCTATGGAAAAGTATTTGTAAAAAAATTTGTTGTAGATGACCCCAAAAATTGGCAAGAATTAGGTAGACAATCTTCATTAGAATTACATAAAATTTTATTAAAAGAACGTAAAAAATTATTAGATAAAGGGCATTATTTCAATGTTATTCTGGGGGGTGGTTCCTGTAAATATTGTAAAGAATGTTCTATACCATGTAAAATGCCACAATTTCGTGCTATTCCTATTGAAGCAACTGGAATAAATGTAGTAGAAACTTTAGCAAAAATGAGAATATTTATTAAATTCCCTATTAAAAAGATATTCTATAGAACGGGGGCAATTTTATGGGATTAAAAAAAGTAATTTATACTTCTGGAACTTATGATTTATTTCATTATGGGCATTTAAATATTTTTCTTAAAGCTAAAGCATTAGGAGATTATTTAATCGTAGGAGTTTCTACAGATGCACTTATTAAAAAATACAAAGGTATAAAACCTATTATTTCTTATAAAGACAGAGTAACTATTATTGAAGAATTAAAATGCGTAGATAAAGTAATAAAACAAGGAAAGTTTTTTGATGTAAACCAATTAAAAAAGTATAACATTTCAACTATTGTCTTAGGGGATGATTGGAAGGATAAAACTTTTCCCGAATTAGAAAAATGTCTCAAAAAATTAAATATTAAAATGATTTATGTGTCATATACTAAAAGATTATCAACATCTAAAATTAAAGAACAAATAATTCGCAATGCTGTAGAAATTATTGCAGCACAAACTAAACGAAAATGAATTATAAAATAGCAATACTTATAACTACTTTTTTAAGAGATAATTTATTGTATAAAACCATACAAACAATTGTAGATAATTATACAAAAGATTGTATAGTTCTTATTGCAGACCAGGGGTATGCAGATTCAGAAAAAGATATAATTATTGATTACTTTACTTCTCAAATACCCTTAGAGTATTATAAATTATCTTTTGATTGTGGATTAGGTTATGCTCGTAATTTTCTAGCACAAAAAGCATTTGAAATGGAAATTCCTTATAGTTTAGTTATGCCCGATTCTATTCAATTTACTGAAGTCTATAATTTTGGACAATTGTTCAATTTATTAGACAATAATACTCTTATTAGTTTTGGAATTGTTCCATTTAAAGATGTTTTTATAGCCAAAACTAATGCCTTATTAAATCTTTGGGATGAAGAACTAAAAATTTGTGAACATGAATTTGCTTATTTTAATTATATTAAAAGAAATTATAAAGTTGTTTATAATACAAATTTTATTTTTAAAAAAGTAAAATCTCGGTCTTCAGATGAGTACCAATCTTATTCTAAAAGAATTAAAGAATATAAGAAATTATCAGAGCAAAAACTTAAATGTATATAGGAAAATCGTTATTAGTGAAACACGAAGATAAGATAATGAAGGGAATAGTTACCAAAATATATAATGAAGATTTAGATATTAAATTAGAAGATGAAACTATTATCCAGAGAAAATTCTGGGAAATAAGGATAATTCCTGATGAAAAAAAAGAATAAAAAAGAAAAAATAAAAGAAATAAAATTAGTCGATATAACCAAAATACGGTTTTCTCCAGAATTTGAATTTGAGATGCCTAATGAAAAAATCTCAGAAAAATTAATTGAACGTGGGAGAACTCTTAAAGGTTGGGAATTGAAAAATGATGGAAGTTTAAACTCAGGTATAGAAATCAGTCCTGAAAATAATAATCATCTTTTTTATAACAAAGACTCCTTAATGCAAATTAAAGAAATATTAGCATTGGTTAGAGTTTATCGTGGAAAAGCCTTACCAACTTGTGGATTACATATTCATGTATCAACAAAATCTATGTCAGACAAACAAATATTAAATTTAATTAAAGAATGGGTTCATCGCCAAAAATTTATTATTAAAAGATTTGGCACATCTAAATTACGTCTCGAAGAAACATGTAAATTATTACCCAAAAATGAATTGCATAAATTAACTGAAAAAGAAATACATCAATTTAGAAATAATTTGAGAACATCATTTCAGTCATACGGATACCTTGACGAAAAATATTACAGTCTTTCAGCAATTCATTTACCAAAAAATGATTACGGAACATTGGAATTTAGATGTTTTGAAAGTACTACCAATTTTAAAGAAATAAAATCTATTATTTATTTTGTTTTGAATTTTGTTCAGGAGGCACTTGAACGTGAATAATTATGTATAAAATAACTTTTGAAGATAATACAGAATTTATAGGGGGCACCTTATATAATAGTAACTGGAATAAAATTATAAATATCCCTATAAAAAAATTAGAATATTATTTATTAGGCAAAGTTATTATCTTAGAAAATTTTGAACTTTATAATCATTTAATAGAACGAATAAGTATTATAAATATTAATCAAGAGATTATTAGTAAACTGATTCTAATGGGTAAAAAAGAAGAAACTATAATTACTTATACTTATGATTTTATAAAAAAGAATGGATATTTTGGAAGTGAAATATTTGGAAGAGAATATTTAGAGAAGGCAACTACGGGATGGAAAAAAGGAATACCGCATCAAAATCCTACCTTTAAAATTCTATAAATAAAATTCCATATTAGATAAACTTATTAAAGCCTTAACTTGCATAGGAAATACTTTATATTCTACATCTTGAGTTCTAATTATAGAAATACCAATTACTAAAGTAATATTTTTTGCAATATTATTTTCAATTTGTTTAACTTCAAAAAAATATCCTTTTCGTAATCTATCATTTTTTGCATTTTGAAATAACCCAGAAGTAGCAATAAAAAATAAAGTAGAAACCCAATCAGGAGATTTATATAAAATTTGTACATCAATAAACGGTAAAAATTTAATAGGCATATCAGGTAAATCCATTCTAATTTCTTTATACATAGTAGTTTCATAAGTATTTTCAGTCCAGTCTTCTGTAGAAAAAATATCCATATCTAACCAATCTGTAGAATAATCTCTAATTTTCTTTTTAAGATTATTAACGTATTCTGTATTTTTAACTAATTTGGTAGTATTGGTAATATTTCCATCTAAATTATCTATAGTTTGTTCATTAGATGTTTCCTGATTATATATTTTCCTAATTTTAGATTTTGTATTTTCTGCTTTCATATTGTCCTCGATTATTAATATAATGTATAATTACCATTAAATCAGTAGGATTACCATAAAAAGAATCGGTACTTAAATTAGTAGTGTCTGTTTCTATATATAAACTTATATTAAAATAAATTTTATATTTTTCTGGAGAAGATTCTTTTGATATTTTTTTAAAAGATAAGATTATAAAATTATTTTCTAATTCTGGAAAATATCCTGGACTATTGTGATGAGTCAATCCATAAGAATGTAAAGTATCTCCTGCCTTCGGTGTTACTAATAAACATACTCTAATAGAAGATAATAATTCCTCTTTTATAGTTAATGTGGTTTCAAATGGATAAGTTATAACTGTTTGTCTTTTATTCATTTTATTTTTATGGAAATATTACCCAATAAGTTTTTGTAATTGGTGTAAAAAAATGAGAATCGCTATTACTTTCTCCTGGATAAGCAATAACACTAGTAGTACCAAATTCATTAATACTGACTGAAGCCTGTGCAGGAGAAATTACATGATAATCTACTAAATCCCATCCTGGAGGAACAGAAATAATTGGCATAGAAGCAGAAACAGAAACATTAATTCCAGAAGTAGAAGCTAATACATCAAGTGAAGCGTCTCCTAAATACAATATACCATAATATGTCCATCCTGGGTCGCCATAATGTGCAACATATATAAGTACACATCCCTGACTTAAAATAAAATATATGGGGGTATCATAATCTGATATATGATGATTAACACCTGTATACCATCTACATTGATTACTATCATAAGCAGCATAATATAAATCTGGATATGATAAAGCTAAATGATAATTCCATTCAGGATTGGGGGGGAGGGAAATACTAAAATTAAATTGATTACTATATACTGCATTTGGTACATAAGTTTGTCTATAACTATCTGAGGGTAATTGATAACTATATTCTGTATTAGGAGGAATAGGAAAAAATTCATAAGTAGAAAAAGTAATAGGACTTCCAAAATTACCCCATCTATTATAACTCGTCATAAAAGGTCTCGCTATTAAAGTATAAGATTTATCATAATCCATAATTGCTTGCACATCAGTATCTGAAGAAATGTCATAATACCAACCTTCATACTCTATATAAGTACAAATTACTCTTTTATTAACAGTAGCCCCATCATTTCTAGTTAATATAAAATTAATATATTGTTCATTAAATTTAAAATCAATATAGTTACATCTGCAAGTTAAAGTTCCATCTATAGGTAAATCGATAACTCCATTCCAAAAACCTACATAATTGGGAATTTTTATTTCTGTTGAAGGAGTTATTAAAGATTTCGATTTTTTAAAGAAATTATTAGGAGAAGTTTTTAAAGAATCATTTTTTTTCTTGTTTAATTCTTCTGTATTTTTTTGAGATTTCTCCCATAATTTATTTATTTTATTCTTTTCTTGTTCGTATTTCATAAGCATCTCCAGGATTTATTACGATAATATTAGTCTTGAAAAACATACCATAAATAATAGAATAAATATCAACAAAAATTTCTAAAACATATTTATTTTCATATTCTCTTATAATATAATACCATTTAGGAATACAATTCAAATAATTATCTGTACTTATTAATCCATCTGAGGTTTTAAAAATTCCTACTACTTTTAAATTAGAAATAAATTCTTCAGGGAAATCTTTTAATTCTATAGAAATATATCCATCCCAAGAAACTCCAATTTGTAACCAATCTGTGGTATATTCTTTTTTATTTTTAGAATAATTTATAGATAAAGTTTTTATTCTAACTTCTTTTAATTTTTCTATATTATCTTCATTAGTAGTAGTTTTATCAAAAATTTGTCTAATTTTTTTATAATGTGATTGTGCCATTTTAATCTATATAACCTTCTTTTGGTAAATCAAATTTACTTCTTATTTTAGATGCTACTTCTGGTAAAATTTCTGGTTCTACTGGTAATGTAGCATCTATAGCATCTAATTCTGAATTAGACCATTCGTTATCAATTCTAAGGTCTACTTTCATTGCCCCAGAATCTATAACCATGCTTTTTATACTTAATGGGAATCCATTAGAATTTGCATAAATTCCAGATTCTGTAGTGTTTACTATATTAATTCTATTTAATAATTTTATATTATAATACAAAAATGCATCTATTGTTAAAGTTATAGAAGCCGAAGTACGAGGTAAAACTTGACCATTAATATTTTGTATTTTTTTATATTCTGTAGCAGCAACTTTTTTAGAATAAGCAATAAAATTATAACGTTCCGGTAAAACATCATATAAACCATCTGCTCTATCTTCCCATCTATATGAAACTATATGTGCACCATTTTTAACACTTATTTCTTTATATGGTGGACTTCCTAGAGTATAGTTTCCTAAATCAATTATAACATCATCCCACATTATTTGTTTATAATATCCAATACCTGTGCTTTCGTATGTATCACTATATATGGGTGCTAAACTAGTTCCTATATATTCGGTACCAAACGACCAATTGGTAATAAAATTATTTCCTTTTACTAACCAAAAATAAGTATAATTTTGTTCAGGAATAAATTCCTCAAAATCTTCTGGAGACATACTTGCATAAGTCATATCTTCTCTCCATGCAGCACTTACTTTTTCGTAAGTACCCAAATCAATAATTATACCTTTATAAAATTCAGGATTTTCTTCTGCTGGGTCTATATAAGGATTATTTATTGTTATATCATTTATTAATACATGATAGGGATGTAATTGTTCATTTAAACTAGGCAAAGATAAAGAAATAGCAGTAGTATCTTGTGCATATTCATCTCCTTTAGCATGAACAGTAACAGATTCATTAGAACTAGAACAATCTAAACTATTTATTTTTCCATTAAATATTAAAATTCCTTTTATAGAAATAGTTACTACATTATTATTAGTTATTTGATTATAAACTCCTTCTAAAGTATAATTTAATCTGTCATGTTTTCTTGTTAAAGTAAATTCTGCTTGAGATTTTTCATCTGCATTTAAAGTTATTCTTACAGAAGTTTGAATAAAATCAGTAATACTTGCACCATTAATAGTAATGGTAAAATCATTGGCAGAAACTAAATTATCTGGAACACTTATATATTCTACTAAATTAAATCTTAAATCTGTTTTTACTGTATCTTTTTTCAATAATAAAAATCTAAAATCAGTATTTATTACTTTTTTGAACACAAAACTTAATACATTACTTATTATTTTTGTAAATCTTTTTAAAAATACAAAATGAGTATCTACTGTATTTATGATAGCATTATCAATTAAATAAAATTCATAATTAGAATTGTTAGTACCTGCATATAATTTATCAAATTCAGGATAATTATCTAAAGTTATAATATTATCAGAATCAGATACATCTATCTCTGTATCAATTAAAGTATTTATATCTACTTTTACTATTTTTCCACTATCACACCCTAAGAAAAATTTTTCCATTGTAGAATTAATAATAAGACAATTAGCATTATTATATAAACTTAATATATATGTATCCCAACCAACTATATCATCTCCTGTTATATCTACTACAACATATTTTACTGGACTAGTTCCACAAGAAATGTATAATTTATTATCATAATATTTTATATCGGTTCCATATTCTGCTGGAATAACTATTTTACTATCTGATAATATTGTTTTTTGTCCTCCCAATACTTTTATTTTTGCATCCGATAAAATAGTTTTAATTTGTTTGTAAATAATTTTAGCATCAGATGTTATAGTTTTTTGTATATCTATTATCTTAATTTTAGCATCGGATAAAATAGTTTTTTGTTCACCAAATATTTTTATTTTAGCATCTGAAAGAATTTCTTTTTGAACTGTAGAAGTAATAATAGCATCAGATGTTATAGTTTTTTGTATATCTATTATCTTAATTTTAGCATCGGATAAAATAGTTTTTTGATAAACAGTACTAGAAACTATGTATCCCGTATAAGATACCGTTGCTTTGCTTGCTCCTGGTGCTAAAACAGATTCTGATTGTAATGTATCTAATAAATCTGCGTCTGAAACAGAAACATCTGCTGTTGAATTTCCTATTTTTCCAGTAGTTGAGATAGTAACTGTAAGAACCTGAGAACTTGCATTTTTTCGTAATGTAAATGTCCTACTTCTTGAAGCCCCTGGTGCTGCGGACAAAATAACATAAAGATTTTTTAAAGTAAACGCTGAAAAAATCTGATTAACATTAGATTCAGTTGCATTAGAATTATTTGTGCTACATAACCCGAAATAATTATCTTTAATTAAATTTTCTGTGCTTGATATATAACCTAATATAAATTGTCCTGCTGTATCTGGAAGAAAAGTTAGACCTGCACTAACCTTTGGATTAGTGGCAGATGTTTTTGTAAGTTTAATTGAAACTGTATCCCCTGCTGCAACTGTAAAGCTATTTACAGTATCGTTTCCAGTAGTAGCAGCTCCACTTATAGTAACCGTCAATATTTGAGGATTCTCATTCTTATATACTGTATAGACAAAGTCTTGAGTAGGTGCATTACTAACCTTTATAAATAAATTCTTTATAGTTCCAGCACAGGGAACCACCATATAAACGTTTGCCTCTATAGTGCTATTGGCATAACATATTGCAGGAAAAAATTGATTATTTGCCATATTGACACCATTGGAGTTAGATAGTAAAATTGTTTCCCCTGAAGTGGTAGGAGTAAAACTTATTTCCCAAAAGACAGCAACTGCGGTAGGAGAATTTATGGGTTTTACTTCTATTGTAATTGCATCTCCTGCTGCAACAGATATTTCATTTGATAAATCACTTCCTGTTGTAGCAGAATCTGCAATATTTACTGTTAATAATTGAACTGTTCCATTTTTATATAAAGTAATATCATAACTTTTACTCGCCCCTGGAGCACTCGATAATTTTATTTTTAAATTTTTTAAAATACCAGATGTAGAAATCAAACCTTGCGATATTGATTCAGTTGTTTGTGCTCCTACTCCACCATAAGGTAGATAATAATTTGTTACAGTAGAAGAAGCATTTGCAACACCTGTTATTAATTGAACTGACATTTTAATCTCCTAAAATCCAATTACCTTCTGAATCTATTATTAAAATTATTTTATGATTTCTTTTTTCAGAATCTTGCCATTGTATACCTAAATGATACTCTATTTTATGACTTTTTTCTTTTCCATTAATAGACATTTTTATTTGGTGTCTACGGAAATGAATTAATCTTGGATTATTTTTATTCTTTGGATAAATATTTATCAATTGTTTAAAAGAATTAGTAATTAATCCCTTTTCTAAATCAACAATAAATTGGATATTTTTTTCTTTAAAATCTAATATAAAATATTTTAATTCTGCTAATTTATCCAAAATAATTTTAAATCTATTTTCTGAATTATCTTCATTAAATTGATTAATTTTCGTTCCATCTTTAAAGATGGCTAGCCACATTGGTTTATTCATATTTATCATTTTTTTTCATATTATCTTTAGCCCAGAGGGGTTGTAAATTGATATAATGAAAGCATTTGCGTTGTTCTTCGGGTTTACTTAAATCAAATGAGGCACAAGGTCTTATATGGTCAATATGCCATTTGCCATAATTATTCCAAAACATGCCTAGTTGAAACTTAGATTCTAAATGCTTTTTTAATTTATCAATAGAACATCCTACTAACTTCATAGTAGTAGATAATTTAGGATTACCTTTAAGTGCTGAACGAATTCTATTACTTATATACCATTTAACTTTAAAATGAATATTATTCTTGCGTTTATTATTCCAATATTTATTATAATGTTCTCTATTTAATTTTTTATATTTACAATCTTTAATTCGCAATTGTTCTTTATACTTTTTTCTATAAATTTGTTGATATTCTTTATTTTTTTCTTTATGATTTTCTTGATATAATTTTTGGTATCTTTTCATTTTAATTTTATGTAATTCTCTATATAATTTCATTTGTTTTAATAATTTTTTTCGATTTTTTTTATAATATTTTTTTAATCTTTCTCTTACTTCTTTCTTATGAGTTACTTTATATTTCTTATCATATCTTTTTTTCTTAATAGGATGAAGTTTTATATATTTTTTATAATACTCTAATTTTTCTTTTTTAGTTTTCATTTTAATAAAGACAGAGAGTATTTATTGTATTAAATCTCTCAAATATTTTTTGATATTGAATTATCATTTACATAACCTATTGATATTATTAGAGTTATCACACTTCATCATACTGAAACAATATAGTTTTCTGAAAAACACTACCTGCTGGTGTTGAACCTGTAGTCTGAATCTGTAATCTCAGGTATTTTGTATAACCTGGAGCTACAATAGTTCCACTTCCATCTGCTGCTTGAATTGATAATGCTGAACCTTCAACTAATGGAATATCACCATCGGCATTAGGTGTTTCAGATGGTGTTGCAAAGGCTACATTCGCTACTGCTTTTAATGCTTCTCCTGTTTTATAACCTAAAACATCAGAACGCCATAACTTCATATTTGAAATTTCAGTAAAAGTATCACTAAACTTAGCCCTGATGTATTTTTCAAAAGAAGCATCACCTCTAGTAATAGGATAAGTAGCAGTATTTAATTCATGGTCATCAACAGAACCAAAATTTAAATTCGTTATCCCATCTTGAACTACTTCTGTTAAATTGCTTTCTGAGAACGCATGTGTGGCTGACATTTTTTATTCACCTCCTTTTTTATCCTAAATATTTTATTAAAGAAACTACTAATTCATTTGTTATCTTTATTAATTTAACGGGGTTTGTATAAGTAATAACCCATATATTATTATTTTCGTCTATTGTTATTGCTTTAGCATTATGAATTTCATCTCCATCTTTTTCTATATCTACTGAACTATCTATGGTAGTATAAGCATAATAATATTTAAGTAATTTAGCCTTTTCTGTCGGTATTCCTGGAGCCAAAAAATAAATATAATTAAGTAAAATTACTACATCTATAGAATTTTCTGTAACTGCAATTGGTTTAGTATAAGCCATATAACTAGATAATGGATTGGTTTTATTGTATCTCATACCTATATAATTAATTGAATCTATAGCTAAATAAATATATTCATCTGTAGAAGTAGTAATCATTTTATTTATTTTAGTAACATTATAAGATGTAGGTAATGTTAAATCATAATAAATTAATGTAGGGTCGAAATTACTTACTTTTCTTAATTTAGAAATTCCACTAGAAAGATAACCAATCCATAAATATTCGCCTTCTCTACATAATGCGGTAACTTCTCCATAACTATCAGTTATTCTTTTTATAATCATTTTTAATTTGATGTATATTTTACTGCAAAAATTGGATGCTCTGTTGATGCTACTGTAAAATTTGCAGGTACTATTACTTTTAATTGGCAATATAAATCTTTTGCTACTGTAAGTGCTCCATTTCCTCTATTTAATCTAAGAAAATGCCCATCTGAAGCTCCAGCAAGTTTACTTCCTACCCAATCAACACCTGGTGCAGTTCCATCAGTAGTTACAATTCCTCTCCACCAACTATCATCTTCATCTGCTTCGCCTAAACTATATAAATCTATACTATCCATAGTATCATCATCCCATAATTCTAACATTGGTTCGGAGGCAGTTGCTGCATCAAAAGAAAAACAGAATACATACATTTTATCTTTATTACCCATATTATGTATTTCTTTTAAAAGAACAGCACTTATATCAGCCAAAAAATAATGTGGTACTATAACATCTACAGTATCAATTATCACCCCGGCCTGATTTAATGCTATTTCTGA